ATGTTACAGGATTAATCTCAGCCACAGGCAATGTAAGCAGTGGCAATGTCAACACAGGCAATGTGAGTGCAACAGGCAATGTGTTGACTGGTGGGTTGATCAGTGCCACATCAACAATTACATCAGCAGCCAATATCACTGGCGCTAACTTAATTACAAGCGGTTTAGCAACTGTCGCAGGCAACATTGCTGGTGGTAACTTATTAACCGCTGGTGTGATTAGTGCAGCTGGCAACATCACTGGTGGAAATTTATCAGCAGTCAATCTTGTAATTAACAATATCGCCAGCGATGATTCATCTTATGTGAACATAGAAGATGGATTGACAGTCACTGGTGAAATTTTAGCGGCAGGCAATATCACTGGCAGCAATGTCAACACTAACAACATTGTTGGCACTGGATTGACAATCACCAGCACTGGCGCATTGAATTTGGCGCCCACAGGCAACATAACTGTAAATGCCAAAAATATTAACAACCTGGCAGATCCTGTACAAGATCAAGATGCTGCCACCAAGAGTTATGTTGACGTAGTTGCACAAGGCCTAGACCCCAAAGCATCAGTGGCTTATGCCACATCCGCTGTATTACCTGCTTATACCTACAACAATGGCACAGCCGGAGTTGGGGCAACTGTCACAGGATCAGCCTCTGGATTATTGACAATTGACGGCACTGCCCCAACAGTTGGCGATCGAGTATTGATCAAGAACGAAACCAGTAGCAATGCCCCTTACAATGGTATCTACACAGTCACAACCAACAGTGCAGGATCTGCTTATGTACTGACCAGAGCAACAGACTTTAACCAGGCCAGTGAGATTCCCAGTGCGTTTACCTTTGTTGAATATGGCACAATAAATGGTGACACTGGATGGGTATGTAGCACAAATGCTCCAGTTGTTGTGGGCACCACCGACATTGTATTTGTTCAGTTTTCAGGTGCTGGGTCGTATACCGCCAATACTTCTGCAGGTTTGAGCCTGATTGGAACCCAATTCAACGCCAAAGTTGATGAAAACACCACGTCATTTGACGGATCAGGCAATGTCATTGTCAAAGCTGGTGCAAACTTAACAACACCCAACATTGGTGCTGCCACTGGTACAAGTTTGAGTTTGACAGGCAATGCGACCGCTGGTAACTTGAATGCTGCAGGCTTGAGCCTCAGTTCAAATGTTGTGAGTGCATTGAATGTCACAGGCAACATTGCTGGTGGTAACTTAACCACACCTGGATTGATCAGTGCCACCGGCAACGTGTCTGGTAATTATTTCCTTGGTAACGGTAGTCAACTGACTGGTGTTATTGCAGCTGGTGGCTCAGGCAACACCATCACATTGGGCACACCCACAGACGGCAATCTCACTGGTAATGATGTTGCTTACCAAGGTTGGACCACCAGTACTTTTGTCACCGACGGACTTGACGACCTAAACCAAGTGTCGCTGAACATTGCTGGCAACACTTTTGTGGGCAACACCTACATCACTGCCAACGTAAGCTCAGGCCCCAGTCCATTGAGTGTGTCAATGACAGGACTTTATATTGGCAATCCCAATGCTTATTTGTGGCAGTTTGGTGATGGCACAGCCAATGTGGCCACAGCCAATGCTGTACACACATTTAGCAATGTGTTGGGTGGCACGTTCACAGTGACTTATACTGCGTTTAACACCAATGGAACCCACGCAGGCAATGCTGCCAACGGAGCCAAAGGGTCAACCAGCACAGCTTCCACATCAATAACACTGTACACACCTACTCCAATACCGTCATTCACTGCCAACAGAACCAGTCTGGATACTCCTGGCGGTGTTCTCATAACCAACGCCAGCCAGTACGCAGAAACATACTCAATCAACTGGGGCGATGGTACCATTGTTATTCCAGCCAACAACTGGAGCACAGACAGCCACACTTTTACCAATTCCGCAGCCAACACTGATACATTGTATGGCGTCAATTTAACTGGCAACAGCGCCAATGCAGGTGCTTCTCCAGTGAGTGTGACATCGGCCAATACCAATGTCAAAGTGTTTTCTTCTCAGGCCAGCAATGTATTCTTCACTGCCAATGTGGCCAATGTAATCAATGGTGTTGGTACAATAAGTTTCAGAAACGATTCCAATGGCGCACCTGGTAACACAGCAAGTTTTGGAGCACAACAGTTGTACAATTGGAATTATGGTGATGGCAACATCAGCAATGTCAATATCCAAGCAGGTCTTGCTGGAAATCCTGGTGCAGCCAACATCACAAAAACATTTGCATTGAGTTCCGCCAATCAGTCAGGCAACAATTACGAACAATACACAGCAAATTTGTTGTTGTACACTGGTCACAGCACCAGCCCATTCAAGAGCGCAAACATTACCATTACCATTGAACCACAGACACGTGCCAACTACATTGGAACCACTGCCAATGTGATCACAGACGCCACTGCCAACACAGCCAATGCCAGAGTGGGCTACTTGTACACCGACTACAATGGTGCCAACCGCTCAACATTTACCTTCCAGAACACCAGCGAAAACAGCAACATAGCCAACTGGTCCTGGGGAGACAGCACATTCAGCAATGGTGTATCAAACGTGGGCAACACATTGCATACCTATACTGCCACTGGTGCCAAAACAGTGACATTGCAGGCCAATGGGACTCCCAACGGTATTACCAGCACTGCCCAAAGCAATTCAATCAGCATAGTTGGTTATATTTTTATTGCTGCCAATCCCACAGCACCCACAAATCTCAGTGGATTTGCCAACTTGGCCATTGCCAATGCCAGCCAATTTACCAATGCACCGTTGTTGGCAGCAGGTGCGGCAGATGCTACAGGCGGTAATATTCCGGCCAACGGTGCTTCAGTCACACGGTTTGCAACCACAACACCGGTTATGACCTATGCCAACGTGGTCAACGCCAACACATCAACCACAGGCACACTGGCGGCGTATGTGAACAACGCCAATGCTGGCGGTGTCACACTCAGTGTTGCGGGCAACGCAGTCACGTCCAGTCCATACGGTGCTTTGGTTGTGTCAGCTGACAGAGACTTGCATGTGGCCAATGCCGCAGTGCCCAGTTATTTCTACAAGGTGTTCAGCGCCAACATAAGTTGTGCCCTGGCCAGCTTGAGCACAGGTTACAACAACTACAAACTAACACACTCAACATCGGGCAACACCAACTATGTGGGATTTGTCAAAGACAACTTGAATTCGGCGCCAACCCTGGTCACCAGCAATGTGGTCATGGTCGAAGCCACACCTGGAACCTACAGATACATTTCAGGTGTTCCTTACTACAACACAGGATCACCAACCATTACCATTGCCAACGTGGAAGTACAGAATTTGGCAGGGCAAACATACACCAGCACTACTCCGTTCACCTTGGCCAGCGGCACAGTGATCGAAGGTTCAGGTGCTGTGCTTTCAGCCAATCAAACCAAGACGCTGGCACAGATTGACAATGCAGCCAACAGCATGTTGACCGGCAGCAATGTCAAAGCCAACATTGGCATTGGCACAAATTACACCTTGGGCAACTTGACTGCCACACTGGGTGGTTCAAACAACAGCGTGAGCACATTGCAGGCCAACATATTGAATGTGGCAGGCACCAGCACCACAGTGCAGTTGCCGGCCAATGTGCAAATGTATGCCGGCGCCAACTCTGGCATAAACGAACAGGCCATTGTTGCGTCAACCACAGGAAACACACAAGTGGGTGTGCGCATTGTGATGAGTACAGCAGGCAACACTCCGGTGTTCGACGGCGCAATCAACTACTACACCAGCAACGCCTGGTCAGGGGCTCAGACCATTGCTGGCACCCCAGAAGCGGTCACACGATATGGAAACGTCAAACACTTTGCCACAAACTTGGCCACAGGCTATTTGCCTGTGGGACCAAATTTGAACACTGGTAGATCAGGCACACAATATTTTACTTTTGCGTTCAAAAGACCTAGCCTGGCCAACTTTGATGTGATCTTGACCACAACCACTGGTATCGCCGGCCTATGGGTGGCATTGCCAGGAACCACAATTGACACTGCTGGGTTCACATCACCCACACCAGGATACCCTGGCCCTACCAGTACCATTAATGGTTGGCTGGAAGGATACACACAGAATCAAAATGCTGGACCCCCGGGCAACAGTTCCACGGGCGGCAACCCCAGTGGCACCAATGGATGTGCAGTCACCGGTGCCGACGCAATTCCGTTAAATACAGCAATTAGCAATCAAAGATATACCATGACCTTTGGCACAATGAATGCTTCGTACAGCACCGGTAACAACATGTTGATTAGAATTGCACTGAGCAGTGGTCAAACACTGTCTGACTTACAGATAGGATTGGCAACATAATGGCTGCCACATTTACCGAATCACAACAGCTGGACTATCTGTGGAAGAAGATTGGCTATGGTGTGGCCAAAACAGCCGAACCAACTGCATTGAATGCAGCCAACGAAGGCACTGCCAGTCCTCTTTTGTATCGTGGTGATTTGGTTTGGGCGCAAAGTGGCGATATTCCTAGTACTCCTCCTGCATCTACCACCAGCATTGTGCAAGTTTACACTGACACCGCCGCAGTGCAAACCATAGAAATTCCCAGTGCGCCCGACAATCAAAGCTGGACAACCAATCTGACCAACTGGATTCCCACACAGTTTGGACCAAACTATCTGGTACGGGTGTATGCTGGACCTTCTGGTGCAGCCAACATACGAGCAACTGGCACCCAACTGAATCAAAGCGGGTCAGGCGTGGACGATACCTGGTTCTTTGACTATCAAGCGGGCATAATAAACTTCAACGGTGCCAACATACCAACTGCCATTGGCACATCAACTGCCAACACCATATATGTCATGGGCTACGAATACGTGGGGGTGTTTGGCGTGGACGGAACCGTCAAAAGTTCAATATCCAACGGCACATCAAACGTTACTGTGGTCAGTTCTGGGGGCAATGTCACAGTAGGCATAGGCGGCACCGGTAACGTGGCAGTGTTTGCTTCAACTGGGGCATATGTCACAGGATTGATCTCAGCCACTGGCAACATCACTGGTGGTAATGTCACCACAGCAGGATTGGTTTCAGCAACTGGCAATTTGGTTACTGGTGCAAATGTAGTAGCAACCGGTTATGCCACAATAACTGGCAACATCACCGGCGGTAATGTCACCACAGCAGGATTGATCACATCAACTGGCAATGTTACTGGTGGCAATATAAGCACAGCAGGATTGATCTCGGCTACTGGCAACATCACAGGTAACAATCTTGCAGGTCACACACTCACAGTGAACTCAATAGCCAGCGACGATTCTTCTTATATTTCCATTGAAGACGGTTTGAATGTGTTTGGTGAAATTTCTGCAGTGGGCAACATCATGGCCAACACATTTGTGGGCAACGGCGTTGGCTTGACCAGTACCTTGGTGGACCGCGGGTCAGATAGCAATAATTGGGACTTGATCACCCAAATGGGCGTGTACACGGTAAATAGAACAAGTTGGACTGGAACCACCAATACACCGTTGGACAGTCAGGTTT